AACATGGTGCCCCTCGCGCCGAACAAGCGCTACGCGATCAACCAAGACGCGGAAGTGCAGATCATCGCGTGGGCGGGCAACATGACCTGCAGCGGCGCGCAGTTCCAAGGCCGCGTGATCGACACCCGTCCGTAACCCCCGTGGTGGGTGGGTTGGGGGTTGGCCTTCGGGCCTCCCCCTGTTTTCCCCGCCCCCACACCTTGAAAGGAGGCCGCCATGCCGGTCACGTTCAGTTCAGCCGTCAGCACGACGGCTCCCGTCATCGTGGACGTCAACGCGTCGCAGCCGCTGGGCGGCGCGACGCAAGGCCTCGGCCTTATCCCGGCCGACGAGGCGTCCATCGGCGGGTCGCGCATCGGCTCCGCGCCGGGCACCGAGTTCCGCGGTGAAATCGGCGACGGCGTCGGCGTCTAAGAACGGCGGCCGGCACTGACCGGCCGCCATTTTCCCAACCACTCACTTCGAGGAAACCCCATCATGGCAACCATCGACGAGATTCGCGCAGCGCAGGAAATCCCCACCGACTTCAGCGCGTTCGACGCAAGCGCCGCCGAGGACGCAGCCGCCGCACAGGCCCACCGGTTCGCGGGCGACGACAAGCTGCTGGTGCAGTTCTACAAGCGCCCGATCCTGAACCCGGCGCTGTCGGTGCAGGAAGGCCGCCCGATCTACAAGGAAGAGGTCTGCATTCGCATCCGCATTCCGGGCGACAAGCTGAACCAGATCGACCGCGTGGCCGACGAGATCGACATCGAGCGTTTCCGCAAGCACTACGAGAAGTTCATCGCGGGCCAGTCCCAGCTCGTCGGGACGCCCCTCGAGGAGGTCGGATTCGTGCCCGCGCCGCTGGTCGAGGAGCTGAAGCACTTCAACATCTACACGGTCGAGCAGCTCGCGGGCGTGAGCGACGCCGTGGCGCAAAGGATCGCTGGCCTGCAGTCGTTCAAGCAGATGGCGCAGGCGTACATTGACGCGCTCGGCGACCCCGAGAAGGTGCTGCAACGGGCGAAGGAGCAGGTGATGGCGGAGGTCGAGCCTGAGCTGCGGAAGCGCGACCAAGAAGTTGCGGAGCTGCGCGCCATGATTGCAAAGCTGACGAAGGGCAAGAAGGTCGAGGAGTAACCGATGCCGTTTCAGATCGAGAACGAGCCCACGCTCGGCGCGGTCGTCAATTGGGTGTCGCGCCGGGTCGGGTTCGCCCCCTCGATCACGGACCCGGCCGGGTCGACCGATCCGGCCGTGGCCCGCATGATTGCCGCCGCGAATGACGCAGCGAAGGAACTGCTGGGAGAGTACGCGTGGCCGAACTTGGTCAAGCAATCGAGCCTCTCGGTCGTGCAGGACTTTCCGGGGCAGCTCGAGAAGGGCTATGCGCTGCCGGATGACTTCTTCGCGTTCGTGAAGCAGACGCAGAACGACAAGACCGTCCTGCGGCCGTCCTACGGCCCGCTGTCGGCGCGACAGTATCAGTCGATCAAGACGCTGATCCCGAGCATCGCCTTTCAGTTGCTGTGGCGCTACTCGAACGGCGTGCTTTACTTCCTGAATCCGCCGGCCACCGCGCACGACTTCACGTTCGAGTACCTGTCGCAGGGGTTCGTGCGGGACGCGGACAACGTGACCCTGTACAAGAACGAGGCCTCGAAGAACGGGGACGTCTTTCTGCTTGACGAGTACGTGCTGAAAACGCTTGCGCGCGTGAAGTGGCTTGAGATGATGCAGTTCGACTCCGCCGCGGCCGTGCAGGACTACAACCGGGCGTTTCAAGCCCGGTGCGGACGCCTCGATTCCGCCCCGATCCTCTCGATGACCGGCATGCAGCGGAATTTGTTCCTGCTTGACGTGCCATTGTCCCCGGAGAACGCCCCCTTCACGGGGTACGGCTCCTGATCGTCATGCCGCTGCAGCCCGTCGCCAGTCGAGGCCGACCCACCCGCACGGTGGCGACTGCGCGCGCCAACGCGTCGATGCCGGTGGTCGCCCCCGTCGGCGGGCTCAACTTCCGCGACGCGTTCATGGTGATGCCGCCGTCTGACGCGACGGTGCTGACGAACGTGATCGCCCGAGCGAACGGGCTGGAATTGCGCGGTGGGTGGGCGGAGTACGCCACCGGGGTCACGGATGGCTCGGCCGTCGACGTGAAAACCGTCATGGTGTACCACGCCACGACGGCCGGCGGCGACCGGGTCTTCGCGGCAGTCGGGACGAAGGTCTATAACGTGACGAACGGGGGCGCGTCCCCGCCGGTGGCCTTCACGAGCCCGAACTCGGACGGCTACTGGTCCGCCGTGCAGTTTTCCAACAGCTCCGGCACCTTCCTTTGCGCCGGATCGCAGGGCGGCTACTGGACCTACGACCCGAGCGCCGGATGGGTGAACCGCACCACGAACCTGACGGGGCGGCCGAACGACAAGATCACGGGCATCTATGCGTGGAAAAAGCGGCTGTGGTTCACGTTCGATGCCGACACCCGCGCCTACTACCTGCCGCTGGAAGCGATCCAAGGGGCGCTGACCGCATTCGACTTCGGTCCGCAGATGCAGCACGGGGGCGGCGAGATTGCGGCGATGGCGACGTTCACGCAGGACGGCGGCCTGAATATCACCGACTACCTTGTCGTCTTCGGACGCGAGGGCGACGTCATCATCTACGAGGGCTACGATCCGTCCAACGCCGCGAATTTCCAGCTCGTGGGCGCGTGGTACGTCGGGCGATTCCCGCGCGGGACCGAGTTCTGCACCAAGGTCGGGTCCGACGTGTACGCGTTGAGCGAGAATGGCATCGTCCCCATGAGTTTGCTGGTCGGCGGGCGCTGGACCGAAGACGTGCTTAACAACCCCGTCACCGGAAAGATTCAGAACGCGCTCGGGCCCGTGGTCGTCAGCACGCGTGGCCTGCTGACGGAACGCTGGCAGGTGACGACGCTGCCGAGTCTCGGCGTGCTCCTGCTGAAAGAGCCCGTCGGCGCGTCCGGGATCAAGCGCCAGTGGGTCATGAATCTGACGACCGGGGCGTGGTCCACGTTCACGGGCGTGCCGATACTGCACATGACCACGCTCCGCGGCCACCCGGTTTTCGGGACGGCAGACGGGCGCGTCTGCTTCGGGCTCACCAATGATGAGGCCTCCGACGGGGCGCTTCTCAACGGCACCGCGGGGGCGGTGATCGAGGGGGATATTCAGGGCGCGTTCTACGATTTCGGGCAGCCGGGCGTGCTGAAGCACTTCCAGCTCGCGCGCACGATTTTCAACGCGACGGACGCGCCCAGCGTTGCGATCCGCATGAATACGGAGTTCGCATTTTCCTCGATACCGGGCTCGCCGCAGTATGTGCCGCCGTCAAGCGCGACGTGGGATCAGGCGCTTTGGGATCAGGCGCTGTGGGCGGGAAGCGCGAACACGTACGAAGCGTGGGCAGGCCTGAGCGGCCTTGGGTACTACGGCGCGCTGCGGGTGCAGCTGCGCGCCTCGCCCGGCACCCTTTACACTGGCTCCATCGTCAACCTGCAGGTCGGGGGGCCAATATGACGGAGAAAATGGTGGAGTTCCTGTGCGAGAAGACGGGGCTTGTGCCGACTCCGCACCTGCAGGTCATTGGCCGCACGAACGAGAAGGGCGAGATCGTCGCCGTCGTCGGCTACGACAACTACACGGGCACGTCGCTCGCAATGCATGTTGCGGCGGCGGGCCCGTATTGGATGACGAAGGGCCTGCTACGCGCCGCATTCGACTATCCGTTCAACGTGTGCGGCTGCAAAGTCGTGCTGGGCTTCGTGCCAAGCGGCAACACGGAGGCCCTGCGCCTGAACGAGCACCTTGGCTTCAAGACCGAGGCCGTCATCGAGGGCGCGCACCCGGACGGCGCGCTGCATATCATGAGCATGCGGCGCGAAGATTGCCGTTGGCTCAGGAAAGGGGTGTAACAGGATGGGCAAGAAGAGTCGTCCCGCTCCGCCGCCCGCGCCGGATTACTCCGGGCTCGCGCGGCAAGAAGCTGAAGCGAACCAGCGCAACCTCACGAATCAGACGTGGGCGAACCGGCCCACGATCAACACGCCGTGGGGCTCGCAGACGTGGAACGCGACGGAAGGGGTCGATCCCGCGACCGGGCAGCGGGTCACGCAGTGGACCAGCAACATCACGCTTTCGCCGCAGCAGCAGGCCGCGCTCGACTCGCAGATGGCGGTGCAGATGGGCCTGAGCAATCAGGCGCAGCAGTTCCTCGGCCGCGTGGGCGAGTCGATGGGGCAGCCGTTCAACTGGAACAACCTCCCGGCTGGGGCCACCGGGCTGCAGGCCCAACTGACGGGGGAGGGCCCGGCCCTGCAGACCGGTTTCGCCACGGGCGGGCCCCTGCAGAAATCCGTCGGCGGCAGCGGTCAGTACGCGTCGCAGGCCGGCGACGCGCTGTACAACCAAGCGCGGTCGCGCCTCGATCCGCAATTCCAGCAGCGGGAGTCGGACTTGGAAGCCTCCCTGCTGAACCGCGGCATCACGCGCGGAAGCGAGGCGTGGAATCGGGAGTTCGACAACTTCAACCGGCACCGCACCGACGCGTACAACGACGCGGCCTTCAGGGCGGCGCAGCTTGCCGGTTCGGAAGCGTCGCGCCTGCAGGGTATGGA